GAGCGGGATGCCGGTCGCGGTGAGCATCGCGAGATCGGAGATCTGACGACGAAGCGCCTGGCGCGCGATGGTGACATTCACGTTGGACGTGGTCAGCGCCACGTTGGCGGCGCTGGCATTCTCGGCAAGGGCCGACATGGCGTTCGCGCCCCAGCTCACGACGGGCACCTGCACGACGGTGGAGCCGCTGCCGTTCATCGACCTAAGTTGGGTAATGGAGGGGTGATTGACCAACGAAGCGGTATCAGTGAGCTTCGTCACCACGAACTGGTTCAAGATGGCGGCAAGGCGGGCGTTGCCGGACAGATTGGAGAAATAGACTTCGCTGGCCACGGGGGCCTCCTGCAAAAATGGGAGGGTGTACCCGCGCCTTTCACTTTTTACGGGAGCTTGCCCCGAGCGCGTGCGAGGTGATGACCTCGCACGTCCAGACTACGCGCGGCGGGACAATCTGTCAACCCGTGCGGAGCGCCGCGAAGATAGCCTCTCGGTTCGCTTTGAACTCGGTCGGCGACAAGCGCGCGATGCTCTCGGCAGTCCAGGAGCTGGGCTCGCTTGGCGCCTGCGGAACCGTCCCCGTCGACGGGCGCGGCGAGGGCGTCAACGGCGCCGCTGGCGTGCCCGTGGTCGTCGTCGCGGGCGCGGCAGGGGTAGCGGCGGGGAGGTACGCGCGGACGGCCTTGGGGAGCCCGTCAGGGGCCGCGAGCCACTCGGACAGGGGAGGCCTGCCCTCGGCGGCGAGCTTGCCGTAGGCGTGTTGGACGTACTCGATCCCCTCGGCGTCCGTGATGCCGGCCGCGGCGATCTCGCGCTCGACTCGGAGCGTCTCGCGCTCGGCCTTTGAGGCGGCCTTGACCTCGTCCACCTGCGCGCGCCACTTGTCGGCCTGTGCCGCGACGGGCTCAAGCGTGGCGACGTGCCCCTCGAGCTCCTTGACGCGCGCGACCAGTTGGCGGATGCGCGCGGAGGCGGCGCCCTGGTCGGTGGTTTCAGCGGTTCCTTCTTCGCTCATCAGTACCCCTTCGTGTCGGCTTGTTCGAGCCGGGCTTCTTGCTTGAGAATCTTCGTGGCCCACGTCCGCCCGGCATCGCCGCCCCATAGCAGCCACGCGATGCGGCCTGGGCTCGGGTAGTCGGGGTGTCCCGGCTTTGCCGCGGGCGCCTCGAGGTCGACGGCATGCCGCGACAGGAACGACGCCATGCGGCGCACGGTGTCGAGCGACAGTGTCCGACGGTTGCCGAGGTCACGCGCGCGCGCGACACCTACGACCGTCCCGCCGCGCCCGAACTCGGCGCGTAGCGCGAGGCCACGTCGCGCGGCAGCGGCGACCGTGGCGGGGGGACGGAGATCGAGCGGCACTACTCGACAGCCGGGGGCGTGAACGAGCGGCCGACTGGGCCCATGAGCTCGTCAGCCTGTGCGGCCGGGATCGAGAAGAACTGAATGAGCATCTGTACGCCCGTCTCACGCGGCAGCTCGCCACGCGACACCGCGACGATGATGCCCTGTGCGGCCTGCACCTGGGCCCCGTTCAGCGCGACAGCCGAAGCGGGCTGTCCAGCGGCGGCGGCGGCGGCGGCGATGCTGTCGCCCTCGGCCGGGACCGCGGCGGTTTCGACCTGGTCCTCGTCCTCGCCGGCGAGCTCGACCACGGCCTCGACCGGCGCGCCCGTCAGGTACGCGCGCGCCTCGCGGAGACTGGCGAGCACCTCGCGGAGCACCTCGGCGTGGTCACCAGTCGCCGACTCAAGGAGCCCGGTGACGGCCTCCTCGGACGCGACGAGCTCGTCCACCGCGTCCGCCATCGCCTCGGCATGGGATACATCGGCGGCGGGCTCCGTCGCTGCCGCGGGCGTTACTCCTTCCTCCATCGACAGGGGCGGGGCCCCTTGCTTCATGGTGCGGATCGCGGCGAGCTGGGCGATGGCGTCCTGTTCCGACAGACTCCCGAAGAACCGCAACGCGTCGACCTCGGACATGAGCCCGGCGGCGAGCATCTCGAGGACGTGTTTACGGCGCGCCTCCATCTCCTGGGGAGACAACGGGATCTCGCGGTAGATGACGGAGTAGCCGCCCTCGGGGTAGTTGCTCGGTTCCGAGTTGGCCTCCGTCCAACGGTTGAAGAGCACCGCCGACAGCGACACGAGCGCCTCATCAGACGCGCGGAACTGCATGATGTACCGGCGCTGTGCCTGGCGCTTGCCCTCCTGGGAGAGCGAGATCGCGTAGCCCGAGCGCGCGGAGCCCGAGGTGCGCTGAAGCTCGGACGGTGAGAGGCCGGCGTCCGTCGCGAGCCGGTGCGCCACGGCCGCGATGACCGCCTCGAGCTTCTCGACATCGGCGCCCGCGGTGTACTGCCCCATCATCGCCTGACTCGTCTCCGAGATCGGATCGAGCATGAGGATCGTCGTCGGGTCCGACGTCACCTCGGAGCGCGCGGCCCGGCTCCCGAGGTCGGACGAGTCCATGCCCGCCACTCGAACGCCGATGGCGTAGCGCTGCGGATACGACGCGTCACGGATGCAGTGAGCGAGGTACGAATAGAACAAGCCAAGCTGCAAAGAGCCGGTGTAAAGCTCAATGTTTGCGAACGGATCGAAGAGCCGGTCCCCGTAGGTGCTCGCGTGGTAGAGGATCGCCGGGATGATCGGCGTCCCGTTCGAGCGGCGCCACGAGGCCGGGTAGTTGACGCCGTCGTAGGTGGCGCCGTGAAGCAGGCGGGTCAAGTCGCGCCCCGCCTTCCAGCCGTCCAAGGCCTCGAGTACCCGGTACGTCGGGTTCGCGGGATCGCGGATGTCCCACACCTCGAACGTCCACATGAGCCCGCCCTCGATCTGACGGAGCCGGAGCTCCCCAAACAAGGTCGGCACGTTCGGGCGCGCGGGGTCCGCCTCGGCCATCGTCATGTGAGGCGCCACCGGCCGATAGACGAGGCGCCCGTCCTCGACATCGGCGCGCATCCACATTTCGCGAAGCGCCAACGTGTAGGCCTGGAACCTCGACATTTGCGACCAGAGGCCCGAGCGCGCGATAGAGCCCGCCGAGCCGACGAGACGGTCGATGTTCGGGGAGGCAAGCTGGTTGTGCCTCACGTCGGGCTCGGCGTCGTAGAGCGTCGCGAGCTCGTAGGACGTGGTCCGAAGAGCACAGTAGCTAATGTCTACGAGGCCCATCGCGGCCCGGCGCACGGAGCCGAGCTGCGTCTCCATGTAGCTCTCGAGGATGGGTTGCCACCGGCCCTCCATCATCGCGTAACGATGGCGTTCGTGCTCGACGCGGCGGGCCTCGTCGGGGTTGCCGGGGGCGGGCGGCATCGGAGCGGTCATCGTGGCATACATGGCGACATCCTATCCGATGCGGAGGAGCTGCGGCTGATACTGCCGACGCGTCACGAGCTCTAAGGCGTAGCGTAGCCCGTCAATCGTGTGCTTGTGACTTGACGCCGCGCGCCCGTCGAACTTGCCGAGGTCCTCAACCAGCCGCTTGCACCTCGGATGTACGACGAAGTCGCCGCGCAACATCGACGCCTGGAGCACCCGGTACCCGTGGAACACCGAGCCGGCCGGCTTGTACGCGGTGTGGATGCGGCCGGGCCAAGTGCCGATAGGGATACGCAAAGTCTTCTCGAACGCTTGGACGAGGAGCGCGTTGCTCTTGAGCGCGCCCCCACGTCGCGACACGGCCGCGCGGTCGCCGACCCAGCGGTCGATCTGCTCCCACCGGAGGCCGGCCCGCTTGATCATCGCGAGGATCTGTGCGGCGTCGTCCTCCGGTGTTGTCATGCCGTTCGAGCTCACGACATCCAGAACGGTGATCCGCGGCTCGTTGTCGCGCGACCTGGTCACCGCGACCATCACCGCCGTTTGCGCGCCCGACTCCATGCCGTGATCTATGCCGATGGCGATCTGTGCCTCCCCCTCGGGCGCCTCGTCTCGTACCATCGTGAGCGGATCGAACTGAACGAAGACGCGGCCCTCCGTGAAGCCGGCCTCCCACTCGCCGTGGATGCGTTGCGCTCGCTCCATCGGCAGGACTTGCGCCTCAAGGCGCGCGATGTCCTCGGCGCGGAGCAGCGGGCGCCCGCCGATGGGCGTCGTTGCGTCGACAGTCAACGGCGTGTGGATGTCCTCGACCTCGCCAGCCTCAACCAGCGCGCGGAGCCAGCCGAGCGGGAGGCCGATGGGCGTGAGCGTGATGGCGATTCTCCCCCGCTGGCGTAGGACGCGGGCGGCGAGCTCGGACCAGATGGCCTCGGGCGGCGGCTCGTCAATCAGGACGTAGTCAATCGTGGCGCCCGCCAACGCGAGCGCGCCTTGATTGACCGTGCGGATACGGAGGATCGATCCGTTCTTGAACCGGACGATGGGCACCTTGCCGCGAAAGCCCTTGCCCGGCGTGTACTCGCAGTCCGTCTCAATCTCGTGCTTGGGGAGTAGCTGCCAGATCTTGCCCTGGATTGAGAGCGACTGCTCCCAGGACACGACGACCACCCAGGCCTCGATAGGCGCCGACTTGACCAGCGTGTGCGGGTGACGCCCGAGGCATCGCCAGATGCAGTCGGCTACGCCGGCCCAGGTCTTCCCCGCTTGATTGCCGGCCCTGAACAACTTGATCGGCGAGGTCGACTCGAGGAAGCGCAGTTGAGGCGGCGTCGGCCGGAAGTACGCGAGGGGGTCGGCGTGCGCCCGCTGCCCGAGGACGTGAGCGGCCGAGGCGAGCGCGGAGAGGGTCACGCGCCCCCGCCGCTGGACATCCGCACGACTTTGCCCGAGCGCCGCATCTCAACCGCGTCCTCGATCCGCTCGAGGTGCTGCGGCGGCATCGACGCCACCGCGGCGACGATGATCGAGAGGAGCTGGTCATCCGACATCGACGCGTCAGGCGAGCTCGCCTTGGCGACCTCCTCGTCCAGTAGACGGCGCGCGTCCATCGCGCGGAGCTTGATCGAGGCCACCGCTTGCCACGACCCCGCCGACGACGCGTCGAGCGCCGCCTGTTCGAGCTGGGTCAGCGTCTGCCGCAGGTAGTCGACGTAGGGGATCTCGCCCGCCGTGGCGGGGTCGAGGGCGGCGCGAGTGCCGCCGCGCGTGCGTGGTGGTTTTCCGGTTCGCATGTGAGGATTCCGTAGTTTGAAGGCGGCTTCAAGTTCAGGGAGCGCGCAAGAGGGTCAAGGGGCTATCGCG